AGCCTGGTGCTAGTCTCATCAAGCCTGGTGCTAGTCTCATCAAGCCTGCTAGATATGTCCTTGATTGATGTGTCTACTTCAACATAGACATAAGTTGACAAGTCTGCTAGCCTGGTGCTAGTCTCATCAAGCCTGGTGCTAGTCTCATCAAGCCTTCCACTGATGTCGCTTATGCTTGAATTCACCTCTGCAAAACTGCTGTCTATCCAGTCTTTGAGGTAGTAGTCTTCGCACACCAAGCTGCTGTCTAGTGTTCCAGTGAATGTTATGTCACTGTCTGGGTGTTTCACCTTTACGTATGGCATGTCTCTTCTCTATTGTTCTTTTTTGTCTCCAATTCCTGCATTCTCAAGCTTGTTGCTCAAGCACTGCACCTGCACATTCAAGTCACTGATCTTTGCATTCAAGTCAACTATGTCAGACCTAAGCTCAATTGCCAGCTTGAAATACTTTGTCACCTCATCATTTTTTGTCTTGATCAGCTCTGCCAGATAGTCAATCTCCTCATGCAGGACATCGAATGTGCCCTTGTCATTCGTTATCTGCCCTGCCTTGACTTCATTTCCAAACTTTCGTTTGTTCAAGAATCAAGTTATGACATAAGCAATTGTGCTAGATCCAAGCACCGAGAGCAAGATCTGAATCCAATCCATAGTCTGCTAGCAAGTCTCATTTTCTGTGCATATGTCTATGCTCATGACAGCTCCAGCGCACAAGTCTGCAAGCTGCTCAGTGAATGGTGTGTATGTAGGTGTGTAGCCTGACACCCAGAAGATAGGCCCTTCACTCTGCCTGATCCTCACACTCAGCACATGCAGAGCTTCCATTCCATCACTCTGTATTTGGACATCATCAAAGAGCCCATCCATGAGCCTGTCTATGTATGCAATCCTCACATGCCAAGTCTGGATCCCATCACTCTCTGTCATGCTGTCAAGCACCATCAACACTGCTGCATAGGTGACAGGACTGTCAGTGTTCATCATTGCTCTAGTCCCAGCAATGAAAGTCCGAACATTTGGAAGTCCAGTGGCAAGGCTGCCTATGTGTGAGCAAAGTTCTTTCCAGGTCATGTTAGTCTAGTTGTATTGGGCATGCTACAGTTGGTGCCAGATTAGATCTCACCAAGTTGTCACATGTGCATGACAGCTCTGGGAACTCTTCCTTGTTCAAGCACAAGAATCTCTTCATGAGATTGGCATAAGTCACAGCTTGGACTTTGTACACCTCTACCAAGTTCTTCATCTCGTCCCAGGTCACAGAGCTGACATTCGTGTCACCTGTTGTGACTACGCCCATGTTCCTTATCTTGTAGATTGACTGCTGGAGCAATGTAGCCACACATCTGGTGCAAAGGAATGGACTTATGAACTGCTCAAGCAGAATCTTGTATGATGCATTCTCTTCAAGGTCAATGAGCCAGTCTGACTGAGCATCATCTGGATCGACTTTCTCACTGGCCAGCTCTTGCAGTCGCCACAGCAGCTGTGATCCAATGATAGACTGCAGCTCTGTGTCTTGGGCCCACCTTATGGCATTCATTATCACCTTCTCAGAGCAGTTGTCATTGGTCGGTGTCAAAGCTTTGACAGTCTGTGGACTCACTAGATAGACTAGCGGATGAGTAGAATATGTCCAATCTTTGAGCATTGTTCCTTATTCGTTGTCAAATTTGATAGTGTATGGCACAATCTGCAGCACACCAGGCCCAAGGATCTCATCATAAGCTTGGATCAAAGTCTTTTGCAATGGCCCAATCATTGTCTTGTTGTATAGCTTGAATGCTGACTCATACTCAATGCTGTTGAATCCATTGTTTGCATCAGCTACACCAACTAGCATAGATGGGCACCTGAATGCCATGATCAAGTTCTGCTTTGCAGTTGAGTAGAGGGCTTCATATTTCTTGTCAAATTGGTCATCACTCAACTTGGCCACAGTCACTTCATGGTCTTTAGATTCATTCCATGCAATGATGAACTTTCCAGCATTGTCCTCACCGGCAAACTTCTCCCTGATTGATCGCTCATAGTCTGATCTGAGCTCTTCATCAGGCACTGCACCGTTTATGTTTATGATCGCACTAGCTGCAAATCCGTTGCTTATGTTGTTGAGGTGGAACTCATCAATCTTTCTCAGCGTGATTGCCGACTTGAATGCACCAGATCAGAATGGTGTTGGATACACATTCTTGCATGGGGCTAAATAGGAATATGCTTGGACATCATCCTGCATGTCTGGGCCTGTCCAGAGAGGAATCTTCACAATCTCTTCATTTCTCCTAGTCCAGTCATTAGAGTAGAACATCACAGTCTTCCTCTTGTCAAATCTGACTTTAGCCTGGTCCAAGTAGTCTACAGATCCAATCTCACCAAGCCGGTTCTTGCTCACCTGCAAAGAGAATGCATTGAACAGGACTAAGTCTAGCGCTGTCCTCTTGATTGTGTCTTTAGTCACAATGTCAGATCTCAACACCATGTCATCACCAAGCATGTAGTCAACAGTGTTGTTCACCAATGCACTCATCAGTGCTACATCATTGTAAAGTCCAACTATCTCTGCAGGATATCTGTTGTGGTCACCATATGCGACATAGTCACCAACTGGTGATCTAGCCTCTTTCTCACATGGAGCTGGAGCTTTGTATGATGGCTGGCTGAATGCCATCAGTTGTGCCTTGCTACTCACCTTCATCATTCTTGACTTCTTTCATTGGCCTGTAGAACTCATAGCAGAATCCATTCTTCTTAGGCCTGTAGAAGAACACTGCCTGCTTGTCATCAATCCACTTCAGGAGCATGGTCCCAGTCTCAAGCACGTTCTTGTCTGGATCAATTCCTCAGCCTCACTCTAGCACATAAGTCCATTCACCTTGCTGGAAATCCTCTGGGAAATGCATGTGCAGCGTGTACACGCCGTTGCATGAGGTGAGCTTCATCACTGTCAAGCACCGATCTGTGTTGTCAAAGTTTGAATGTAGGAGCAAATGCATAGTCTTAGTCTGTCCTAAAGTAGTAGGTGTTTGTGTTCATCATACATATGTATATAAAAATGCATGGGCCTCTAGAGGAAGGTCCATGCTTGAAAAATCCATAAAAAATATGTAAAAGAACTCAGTCTAGATCACTGCCTCTACAGCGCTAGCAGACACTTCATAAGGAAGGCCATCAACAGATATGCTCTGCAGGTCTATAGTGTAGTTGTTTGAGTCACCAAGAGCAGTCCCTGTGGTAGCAGTCAGTGCGCTCACATTAGCAGACTCCTCAGTGTCAGCAGTGCCACCTATCCACCAGTACTTTCCATTCCTGTCCTTGACAATGACTACACACTCGTCTTCGAGCAGTGCCATCATCTCAGCACGCTTTGCAGAGTCCTGCTTAGCGAACACGAGCTGTACAGTGTTAGTGACATACTTCACACCAGAGTCTTCGATAGTGGTCTCAGAGTTGAGCGAAGATGTGTTAGGATTGAACTCATATGTCTTGAACTTTCCAGAGGTTCCCATTGTGATAGCTGTGATTACACCATCAGTGACAGTCACACCAGTCACAAGGTTGCGCTCTGCAATGTAAGCTACAGACACACCACCTAAGTTAGTCCCACACTCTTTGAGAATTCCAGACAATGTTGCGGATGAACAAGCCATATTCTAATTCTGTCTATTTTTTAGTGTGGTCCTTTAGCTTAAGCGTAGCTGCCTACCACGATTTGGTCTGGCCATGCAACTTGAGCACCAATGTTGAAGTTGATTGCAAGCCTAAACTCCTGATGATCCTTAGAGTACCAGAGGTCAAATCTCTCCTGGTCATTCTCCATGTCTACACCTACAAAGAAGTTCTTGAGCGAGCCACCATACACCTTCTTAGTGCCATTCAGGCCATTCACGCTTATCACACGTACATTGCTGCCAGGAAGGGTGTATTCGCCACCATCATACTCTGGCTTGAAATGGTAGAGGTTTGCATTGACAAGAGCAGTGATGTAAGCACGGTATGTGTCCTCACCTACAAATATGACTGCATCGTCAATCACCTCAGCAGGAAGAGCAGCATAGACAGCATCAATAGCGGCCTTAGCATCAGCTGCAGCAGCTACAGAGGTGTACTCGCTGTCAAAAGAGCCAAATCCTTCAATTCCAAGGGTCTCATCACCTTGCCAGATAGCCTTCTCAATCTTTGCGTTGAGGTTCTTCACGATCTCGTTGGTGAACTCCTCTTCAAAAGGAAGTTTCTCAAATCCTGCAGCTACACGAACTTCATAGCCAGTCCACTTCTTGAGAAGGTCCTTGTCGCAGAAGCTCATGTTCACCTTTACAAGAGGTGCAGTTATGATCCTCTGGCTGAGGGTGACACTGCCTTGGTCTTCAAATCCACAGCCACCAGCTTGGAGCTCTGGATCAGCAGAGAGAAGGTTGAGAGCGGCCTTGTACTTGACATCAGTCTGGATGTTCACATACTGGAGGGTCTTTGCTCCGAGCACAGCTTTAGCTATGAGCGGAAGCCGGCGCTCCTCTACATAGTCCGTCAACTTTGTTACGTCAATCATTTGTTTTGTTGATTTGTTTTATGTTTTAGGCATTGCTCATGCTAGCTGCAATCTGAGCAGCCTTAGAGGAGTAGCCTAGGTTGATTTCTTTCAATGTGGTCTGGTCAATCTTTGGAGCTGTCTGCTTAGCCATCTTGGCCATGGTCTCATCAATTGTGTTGAGGTCATTCTCAAGAGCTGCTACACGCTCAGACATCTCTTCAAGCGATTGGAAGAGCTCTGCAATCTTAGCCGAGAGGTCTTCATAGAGAGCTTGTGCTTCATCTTCAGGAGAGACTTCTTCTGGGTCTTCTTCCGGAGCTTCATCTTCGGCCAACTCTGCAGGAGCTTCTGTCTCAGCAGGAGCTTCATCTTCAGACACCTTCTTGATGATTCCATCTTTGACTTCCCATCTCTCACCTTCAATGACATAGATTCCATCTTCTGGGTGCACAATGTTGCCTGCCTCATCAATGATAGACACTTCTGTCCCATCAACAAGCTCATCAGCATACTCAAAAGAGTACTCCACATCATCTTTAGTCGCAACTACACTTGCAAATGAAGCAAGGAGCTTAGCTAATGCTACTTTCAACTTTGTGATAGTCATCTTTTTGCTATATTTTTGTTCTTTGGATCTGCTCAATGAGATCATTCCTTCAATGCTGAATCCATTGAGCTTGCCATCTTTCACGCTTTGCCACAATGCAGGGTCATTCACCTTAGCACGCACCATCCAGGTTCCATCTGGCAGAGAGCTGAACTGTGCTGGTGACAGGCCTGCAGTCTTGTCTACTATGTATGACTCAAGAATCTCTACCTGGCGAGCATCAGAAGAATGCTCAATGTTGAACATGTGCCTGTCAAGGAATGTCTTGGCCATCTTTGCTACAGTGTCTTTGCTGAACTTCACATAGTATTCGCCATTCTCGTCATATCTGTAGATAGGCAGGTCAGGAATCATGGCAGGGCCATACACAATGTGCTGGTCTTCATCCTCTACGCTGAACTTCAGCTCGAGCTGTGTGTCTTTGGCAAACTTGAGGAAGTTCACCTCAATTGCTGGCCACTCAACTAAGCTCAGCTTCACAGATGATGCATTGTCTTCTGCAAAGAGAGCTTCATAGATTGGCAACTTGAAATTCTGGTCCATACGTAACATGTATATAAAACTTTGGATTGGGCTAGAAAGTAGAGTTTTGGTCTCTGACTTGCACTGTAGCCTGCTTTGAGTTTATGTCTTGGACTGAGACCCAAATCTCTTTGTCATACACTGCCTGGCTCTCAGTTGAGGTGAGCAATGGCCTAGAGTATTGGACTTGGTCTTCATTCACAACTTCGGGCACATAGACTGAGGATGAGCTTGAAGATGAAGAGCTTGCACCGCCAGATGAAGAGGTTCCAGAGTAGTCTGTAGCTCTGATGGTTGCAATCTGTGCAGCACCTACACCTGCTATGAGAGCAGCATTTGCAGCACCAACTATAGGCCCGACTACAGGTCCAAGCTCTAGAGCAGATGTGTATGCAGAGATTATGCCTTGTGCTGTAGAGATCAATGACTGAGCAATTGCCATGTTCTTTCTCTTCTTTGCAATCTTCTTCCTTTCAGAGTCTGTCAGGTTCTCATTTGAGAGCTCAGTCTGGTACAGTGCATCCATGTTGGAGAGTATGCTTGAGATTGAGCTCAAAGTTGAGGATCCGACTGATGTCCACTTAGATCCTATGCCTTCAGCTGTAGAGCTCACAGTCTCACCATATGCTTGGACTGCCTCTTGTTGAGCTTGCAAGCTAGTGATGAACTGTGTGGTGCCATCCTCTCCTGTCGTGGCTCCGGTGCTGAACAGTGTAGAGTTCACAGCTTGGATTGGTTCAAGCAGGCTAGCCAGATTAGATTGGTACCCAGCTACAGCAGTGTTGATTGCGGCAATTCCCTGAGCATAGGTCCCAGCATCAATCACACCAGCTTGCATAGCTTGGTTCAGTGTGTCTGTGTCTGCAGCAGCTTGAGCAATCAGTGTGGTGTAGTTGGTGATTGCATTAGTTGTGTCAGAAGAGACTAGCTTGACATATGATGCAACTAAGCTCTCGGCTGAGGTTCCAAGCTTGGCCAGTGCATCAGCAGTCTTCTTTGCTTGCTCTTCATGTGCACGCTCTGCCTCTACTGCTGAGTCTATGTCAGCGATGAGCTCATCATGGTCAAGCTTGGACAATGCATCTTGGTACTCTGCAATCTTCTGCTTGGTTGCCTCAATCTGCTCCTGCATCTCCTTTGGGACTTTGCGCCAGGTTCCAATCCAAGATAGGGTCTGTGTGATTCTCTTTGCTTCGGCCTCAAGCAGCTGCTGAGAGAGCTCAAGCTCGGCCAGCTGTGCTGTGTACCACTGCCTTTGCACCTCAATCTGCTCTTGTGTTGTAGCTTTCCGGTGCTGCATGATCTCAATCTGCTCATCAAGGACTGTCTTCAGAGACTGCTGAGAAGAGAGCAGTTGGTCTGTAGAGTCCATGAGTCGCTTTGCATTGTCATTCACACCATTCATTGCATTGCTCACCTCATCCCAGTGTGCGACTAGCTCACCAAGCAGGACTACCAGAGCACCAATCCCTGTTGATATGATTGCAGCTTTGAGGGTCTTCAGTGCAGTGCTGAAGAGCTTTGTCCCAGCTGCAGCAGCTTCAGATGATGTAGCGGCTGTGGCCGTGCTTGCAGCATAAGACTTGTTGCTTGCAGCTGCTGCATCGACTTGGATCTTGTATGCCTTGAAGTTTGAGACAAGCTTTGGTATTATCTTAGTGAGTCCTTCAAGGCCAGACAGTCCTTGCACTAGCTGTATAGCTTGCTGGACTTTGAGCATTGCAGCTTGCATTGTCTCTGACTCTGCTCCCATCAGACCCATTGCTGCACTCACAGCGCTGAATCCGCTCACCATGCCAGACAGAGCTCCTGTTGTATTTGAGAGCACATCACCAAGGTCTGCGCTTGCTCCACGGATGAGCTCCTGATTGTCAGTGATTTGCTTCTGTATGCCTGACAGCCTAGCCAGAGCTTCTGCATATTCGTCAGTTCCTTCTTGGGCACCATAGAAGTCTGATCTAGCAGCTTGGAGCTCTTTTCGAAGGTTCCTGAAGTTGTCAATTGCTTTGCTTACTGATATGTTGATCTCTGCCATGTTAGCTCCAACTTAATGTTTGTCCTTTTGTGTATGCATCTATGTCATTGACTGTGACTAGCTCAAGCTTGACAGGCTCGGCATTAGAGAAGTTCACATTCTCTATCGAGTTCACCATGTACAAGGTGTGGTCAATCACGACAAAGTCTTTGAACCCAAACTTGAGCATGTCGCTTATGTCTAGTGTAGCATCTACTTTCACAATCTTTGTGCTAGGTGAGTACAGCTCATTCATGTAGTCTTTCCAAAACTTTGCATAGATGTAGCTTGAGGCTGCCAAGCTGCCATCATCATGCCACTTCTCTGCTGGTGCTGCAAAATGAGTAGATCCAGCAGAGAGAGATCCAGACCCAGCACACACTTCACTGTATTCAGGTATGTAAGTCGGTGTAGTTCACCATGCCGCCATTGTAGACACAGGCATGAGGTGCATGTACTCACCAGCTGAGGTCTGCTCAGTTGTGTCATCAGTTATGATATATGAATGTGTGTTTGAGCTCTTTGTTGGGTTCCTGAAGACAAGCTGGAAAGTTGCATCGACTGGCTCATGTGTCCCATCACTTCCTTGTGAGTAGTTGCAGACTTTCATGTCTGGGTCTGTGAACTCTGACAAAGTCCATGACTCGGCTGTGTCTGGCCCTGTCAGGCCTGTTATCTTATAGAGCTTGAGCTGAGCACTGACAGCATTTGTGAACACTGTTGAGCTGTACACATCTGTAGAGGTGTCTCCAAACTCATATCCTGTGTCTAGTGTGGTGCTGCCATATTGTCGGCCATTGTCCTCAAGATAAGACTTTGACAGCATGTCTGACCCTTCTTTCAAGCTCCATTTCAGGAGCTTAGAGCTGGCATAGCATGGCGTGATCTCCATGTCAGAGCTCAAGTCTGCTTTGCCTGTCCAGTCTAGAGTCTCGCTCTCTGCATAGAATGAGTTCCTGGTGAAAATCTCTATAGTCTCAGCTCCATCATCTGGCCTCAAGTAGAGCCCAAACAGCTTGAGCCAAGACAAGAAGAAGTCGGCTTGAGTCACAGTAGGTGGACACATGTCTTTCCAGCTCACTATGCTGTGGGATCTTATGTTAGACTGCTCCTCAATTGTCATGCTCACACCTGTCATGCTCACAGTCATGTAGAGTCCAGTCCCATCCACACCTGTGCCTACATATGCTGGCAATGCAAGAGCAGTCCTGTCAAGAGCAGTCTTGAACTGTGCTGACTCTTGGTAATATCCTGCAGTGTTCAGCACAGTCTTGTTGTTCACGACAGTCTTGGCATAGGTGAAAGATCCAATCGTCACATCACTTCCAACTACAGGCCTCAGAGCGACAGTCATGCTTGCTCCATCGCCAGACTTCAAGTCAACATTAGTCGAGAATGTCACCTCACGGCCAGGTGTGCAGCTCAAAGTCCATGTCTTTGATCCAGACTTGTATGCCCATGTGTTTGTAGCTTCAACAGCATATGCATCAGATCCAGACTTCACTGCTGTGAGCGATGTTGAGTCACCAAGCCAGTAATATGTTCCAGTGTCATACACATTCAAGCTGTCTGTGTCGACAAGCACCACCTCATACTTCTGCTTCCAATACCCTGTAGATATGTCCTCATCTTTTGTGATTGAGTCATACACAAGGTCAGATCTGTGCTCAATCGCTGTAGACAAGCTCAATGTTGTAGGCTTCAATGTGATTATCAGCCTTGGATTTCCTTCCAGGTTGAGAGTCCCATCATCATTCACATATTTGTGTATGTTTGTCTCAATTGATCCAAATGACCCGCTAGCAGCTGCATGAGCTTCTTCTTCCCAGCCTACTCTGGCAGTGTATGTGAATGATCCAGACCCAGTCTCTGCCCCTCATGATCCAACTACAGGGTGTCTGTACCTGACAGTGTTCACAAATGTCCCACCACTAGCTATTCCTTTCACAGAGTCTTTGTTTGCATAGCTAGAGTATAGAGACATGCTCACATAGAGGTCAGATCACCATGGATTCTTGGCATTTGCGAACTTTGGATCTATGCTGACTTTGTAGCCAGAGTTAGTCTCACTTATGATTTGAGCTATTATGTCACACACTCTCACCACAGGCCTTTGGCACCAGCTTCTGCATGATCCTGCATTCCACTCATCAAAGTCTTGGCCTAAGTCCACAACATCGTCATCTGCAATCGAATATGAGATCTGGCACTTGTCATTGGAGAAGTTAGAATAAGTCCCATTATACATAGGAGCATAGCCAAGCACGTCATTGAATGTCTCATCAAACTGTGAGCCAGTTGCAGCACCACCATAGAGGTCAGTAGGCACATAAGAGTAGTCTCAGCTCTCTTTCACTGTCTCTTTGTCAATCTCATGCTGTAGATTGTTGAATGGCATTGCTAAGTCTTTGAGCTGCTTGCCAGCCAGTGTGGTCAGGAAGTCATTAGCTATGTCATAGAGAGTAACCTCATATGTGTGTGAGTAGAGGTTCCTCTTCACAGTGTTCAGCTGTGCATATCCAGACTTCCAGACTTTTGATCCAACTAGCAGCTTGAATGGAATCTTCTTGAGCCCAGACACAGTCGATGTGGTGTACACTCTCTTGTCGGGCCTATAGTAGTAGGAGAATGCTTTGTCTGCCTCTGATGTGCCTGGTATGCTGACAGTCTTAGATCATTGGGTCTTCACGACAGTTGGTGATGACAAGTCAGAGTATGACATGCTTGTGGTGAAGTCCACGTCAGCGTTGTTCAGGACCTTGATCCCATTGATGTACAGAGCTTGGTCCATTACATCCTCTTCATTTTCTTTGCAGACTCTACATTGATTGTGTAGTAGATTACCTTGTCTCTATCTGCTGTCTTGATCGTGGCAGAGGTGTCTGCTATGTTGACTGGGAATATGAGTCCTGTCTTTATGTCATGGAGCCAGACCCGAGGTGAAGTCAGGAGCTGGTCGACTAGTATAGCTGCTTGGTCTGTGGTGAGAAGTCCAGTGTTGAGCTCTCACTGCATTGTCACATCTTCAGACCAGATCTCTCCATCAATGTGTGGCCACTTGTCATACACACGTGGCAGCCATGGCTCTGGCCGTATAGCCTGCTGTGAAGTCCAAGATCTCTTCTCTCTGCACTTGCCTTCAAGGAGGAATGCATCCAAGAATCCTGTTGTGTTAGTGTAGTAGAGCACAATCTCATCACCACAGTCTGAGACTACCTCATATGTGACAGTCTCTGATCCGGTGAAGATCACTTCATCATCAGAGTCTCTAGCCTCTTCTGTTGCAGACATGGAGATCTTTGATCCAACTTCATAGCCATCCACTATGTCGAATGCTTGGCCAGACTGCCAGACTGTGGTGCCAAATGAAGAGGGTGCGCCACTGATAGTAGAAGATAGAGTAGTAGTCCATGTAGCTACTTCATCTGGTGTGCATTTGTCATTTGCATAGCCTCACATGCCCAAGAATATGTATTGCTGGTTGCAGACATGGCCGTTGATTGGGAATGCAGTCTGGCCTGGCTGGTGTGCAGAGAGAGTCAGCCCAGGAAGGTAGTCATATTGCTTGACACACACATAGACTGTCGTGGACATAGCAGAGGTGGTGCCATAGTGGACAGCTAGCCAGACTGCAGACTTGTGTGTCGAGAGGCCGTTGTTTGTTGAGGTCTTTGGCTCCATCTCAGCAGGAACAAGCATAGATCTGACAATGTCTGTCACATCTATGGTGATCTCTTCATCATCTGCCGCATAGGTGTAGCCTCTGAACAGCTCTTCATCTGTCTCTGGATCTTCCACCATGAACTGCACTTGGCCTGCACTGCCGTACAAGCCAGTCTGTATGACAGCGCTCTCATTTGATGAGAAGTTCTTTATTGTGGCCATTAGCTCCTAATCTCTTTTTCTATTGCTGCTTGGATGTCTTCTGCTAGAGCTTGCTCAAGTCTAGGCATCCACACTGGAAGAGTTTTGTTGAGCCCTTCAGACAGCCAGTGCTTGCCTTCAGTTCCATGCTTGCCAATGCTCCTAGCAATGAGGAATGACAGAGACTTTGTCGTTGGAATTCTGCCATTCTGTGACTTTGGAACAATGCCTTTCCTTCTCACCCATTGCTCAATCACACCAGAAGGTGGCTGCTTGCCAGGCCTTCTTCCAACTTCTATGACATCAATGAGGTTGGTCCCATCTTTCATGTTGGTGATTGACACGACTACTCTAGCAGAGGATGAAGTCTCTTTCACTGCTACATCCACAGCAGCATTCTTGTAGGTCGTGGATCCTGTTGAGTTCAAGATCTCTTCCACCATAGACTGTGTTGCATTGATGAGCTGTGTGAATTCCATGTGTCTTTGTGCTTAGTCCTCAGACATATGTATATAAAGAGAGGACCTGTGCATCACTGCAGAGGTCCTCCACACAATAGCTTAAAACTTATCAAAAATACTATGGCATCAAGTAAACTCACAGGTCCTATCGCCTCGATCCACTATATCTATCTGTGAGTTTTCACTACATCTTTTTTATGCGAGAGATTGCCTTTTGTCTCTCTCTAGCTAGGTGGTTTGTCCACTCAACTATGGCCAAGAAGTCACACACACTCATCTCCATCACCTGGTAGAAGTCTAGCCTTGATCATTCAATGACTGCCCCAACAGATGCAAGCCAGCTTGCTCCAGCTCCTCTATCTTCTTCACTGTCTGCTGGTCTTTCAGCTCAGGATTCTCCTTCAGCGCTCTGTCCAGTGCTGCCTTTGTCTGCAAGATCCTGAGCTTGCACAAACTCTTGCAGACTTCTGTAAAAGTTGCCATGACTCCCTCTACCAATGGCCATGGCATCAGCAGCATGTCTCTCTGTGCATGTGAGAGAGAGTATGACCCATCGTTGTACTTTGCATTGTGTGGAATCACCAGTGTGGAGAGCAGAGCAGCATAAGTCATTGCAGGGATTGGTGTCTTCTCTGCTTTGCACCTGTCCATCTCCTGAGCATAGGTTGTGTAGTCTATGTATGCCGCTACATTCATGTCATGGAGGTCATAGTGGATGTCATAGCGAGTCCCACCTATGTTGATTGACTTCTCTACATGCCTAGTTGGCTTCTTCTCAAGGATCTTTGCTGTGCATGCATAGAGAGCATTGAAGTCTTGCAGGTCCATGGCAGAGAGGTTAGCCTCATCTTCTCCAGTAAGTATGTGGACACACTTCACAGATATCTCAAGGGGTGTCAAGCTTGTGTCTCTCACCACTTGGTCAACAGCACACATCATGTCTAGTGTGATGTCATTCCAGGTCATTGTCTTCTTGTTCTTTTCCATTCTTTAAAAGGTTAGCATTGTTGCTGGTCTTGTGTCTGCAGCCTTGCAAAGGAAGCACAAGCTCATCACACAGTCATCATGGTCAGTGCTAGATGCATTCTCATATGTGACTTTTGTGCCAGACTGTGTGAGCTTGACAGTGAAGGATCCAAGCTGGTACAGCAAGTCTGCGTCATTAGGTATAGTCAGTGTGTGTGTCTGGAACTTGTGCTGCACTAGCTCAACTACTTCACGCTTAGATGCATTTGTCGTAGTGAATCCTTTCACCTTTGCTCCTGCTGGGCCTAGCCGCTTCTTGAGCACAGACATATAGACATTGCCTATTGAGTTAGTCTCTACAAGGACAGTCTTCAGTGTGTCTGCATGTGAGTAGATCCACTCACCTACTCTCTCTGTGACTTCATCTGGTGATGATCCTTGCATCTTCACCACCTCTGTCACATGCAGGATTCCATCTATGACAGCTCCAGCAGTGATGACAGTGCTGTCAGCTCCACCTGCTGCTCAGTCAATCCCAGCATGAGTAGGTGCCAGCTCTGCAAATCCTCCATCTATGCACTGCGTGTAGCCTTTGAAGAATCCATCACCATCTTCAATCCACTCACCTAGGAACTCACATGCAAACTTCTGCGCTGGCATCATCTTTTTGTAGTGTTCAAGTTGGGCCTCTGTCCTGAATCAAGAGAGGTCATACTCTGTCGCATCTATGGCAATGAACTGCTTGTTTCCATCCATGGCATTCTTCCAGCAGTCTCAAAAGAATCCACGCTTGGCCAATGGTGTAGAGACTAGCACTAAGTTAGCATGGTGCTTGGTCGTGAATGGCAGAATCAAGTTGAACACATCATCGCTCACAGTCACTGCTTCATCCACTATCAACAGGTTGCAGTGGTAGCCACGCAATGACTCACGGCTCTCAGCTGACAAGAACACAGTCTGTGATCCATTTGTCCAGCTGAATGTCAAAGTCACTTCGGACTTCTTCCACAGGAGCTTTGATCCACCTATGCTAGCCATCATCTCACGGAATATCCTCTGGTTCTGCCTTGATGTAGGGCTGACAATGATTGTGTATGAGCATGGGTGGTTGAGAGCTTCAGCGCATATCATCTGCTGTGCCAAGAATGATCCACCAATCTGCCTGCACTTCTTCAGCACCAAGACTTGGTCCGGCTCTAGCTTGTCAAATGCTTTAGCTGCAGCAATCTGCCAAGAATGTAGCTTAGCAGATTGGACTTTACTTTGTTTGATCTGGCTGCTCGTCGACATTCCAGTTGAATCCATAGTTGTTTTGAATCTGCACAGAAGTTGAAGTCTCATAGACATGTGTGAGCTTAGCCAACAAGTCTAGATACTTCAAGGCCATGTCAAAGTTTGATGAGTCTAAGCATGAGTTTATGACATATCTTGCTATGCCGACTTCATAGTCTGTGACATTCTCCCTGAAGTTCCGCAGATCTTCTTTCACCAACTTAGTGGCTAGTTGCCAAACATTGAGAGCAGTGTCTTTGTCTATGCCATGCTTCTCCATGAGCTCACACACAGTCTGTGCACGGCTTGCACCACGAGACAAGGCAGAGTATGCATCCTTCATTGCTGCCGGGTTCTTTCCACCAATCTCGGCCAAGTTTGGCAAAGAGTCCATCTCCCTAAGCTCTGCACCAAGCTCTTTGATTGCCTCCCCACCAGATTTGTACTCTGAAGGAAGTTTCAAGTCAGTGCCTTCTATGTATGGCTCCCCAGGTATGTCAGGTCCTTTACGCACTTTACTCTTCCGCTAGAGATTCTACAAATGCTTGAGCTTTCTTCTTGCTGGACTTTGCCGCTTGCTTAGCGGCTTCATCAGCCTTCACCTGCTCATCCCAAGCTTGAGCTACAGCCTTCACCACTCTGAGCACACAGCTGCCGCATGACATCCTCTGTGGAGCATCCTTGCCAGTGACTTCTTTGTATGCACCCCTCATTGACTCTCATGCAATCTGCGTCGGCCTTGAGCAGTAGTCATGCAATGCCTGCTTGAGGTACGACTCTGCCTTGCTTGCTGCAAGGTCTTTCATTGTATCTTTGCTTATCATTATCTTTCACTAATCATTTTAGATCACTTGTCTGTCACCAATATGTATGTGTCTTCCACCATGAATGTGAATGGGCATGTAGAGAATGCAAATGCTGTGAGGATTGCCACATTAGTCAAAGTCAAGCTCCACATCCCAAGCATGCCAGCAGCTATAGCTGCACACACTTCAAGCCAAAAAGACATGCATGTGCTGCATCTCCACGGCTTAGCCATGAATGAGTCTGGCATAGGTCCAAGCTTGCCATGAGTCAATGCTCTCCACAATGGCCTAGCAATCATGTCAGTGGTGGACCGAGTCACATCGACTGCCATGCCACTGACAAGAATCATCAATGTCATCATTGCCAAAGTCTCTAGCATCTCCCGTCAAGTCATTCTATCGGCTCACGCCGCAGCTTGAGCCGCATCTCATGGTATCCATACCGGCTAGTCAAGCTGCCTGTCTCTCTCCACACCACTCTCTTTATCCATGGAACTATCTTCCAGCTTGCTCACATCTCATGCAGCTTGTCATCCGGCAGATTATACAAGTCTATCACAAGCTGCTGCTTGATGTCATCCCAATCTATGAGCTGAGATCAGCGCTGGTTCAATCGCCAGAGCTGATCTCGCCTAATCTTGATCTGGACAGGGATGATGAGCTCATAGCATGCAAGCACTATGTCATCTCTTGAGTCTGTCCATGGGTCAGTGAGGTGCTTGCACTCTAGAGTAGAAGGGTCCTGCTCTATCAGGTGTGAGCACCTCTCTATGCTGACTCTAGAGAACATCTATCTCCTCAATGTCCTTTTTATGGAATTTCTTTCCAACACGGCAAATCTTGTGAATCTTTTCATGGCCTCTCTCGGTGAGCAAGCACAAGTTGTCGGCTGAGTTGTTCGAGTTGTTGCCGTCAATGTGGTGAACTTCGATTCCATCCATGTCTGGTCTCCACCCTAAGAATGCTGCTGCTACGATGTGGTGCACAAACTGAGAAGAGGTCCAGCCTGCATCACGCAATGGCTTGCAGCAAATCAGCTTGTAGCCTCCTTGGGTCTCACATACAGAATATTCCTTCAGCTTCTTTGTGTTGAACACGCATGTTCCATCTGCTGAGACACCAATGTCTGTTCCTGGAACTTTGCGCCAAGCTGTCATCTGGATGTTCTTTGTCATTTCTTTCATAATTATGTCGATAAGTTTTAAGAAATTGTCTTTTAAAGAGTTGTACGATAGTGCAAATTTGTATTTTTATGTCAGGATGAATTTGCACTATCGTCTGAGTCATTCATCCTCAACATGTTGTGCCAATCTATTGCTTGATTGCTCTAGTGAATCTGTCTGTGAGCTCTCCATCAAGCACGGCTTGGTCCAGCAGCTCAATCATAGCCCAACATCCTAGTGAGATTAGAAATCCTTTCACCGTTGAGATTGCGAACATCAATATAGTTGCCATAGTTTGTAGCTTAGTTTAGATTATATATTTGGGGTATACGCAAAAAGTTGGGCAAAGTCATCAAAAATTTGTGAAAATGACTAAAGAATTGCCTAACTAATTGAAAGATATTAGTTGAAATGATTCAACTTTAAATCTTTGTGTATTTGACCAAGTCATGATCAAGCCACCAGTTGATGTCTCTTGACATGAATGCAGTCTCTTCAGGTGTGAGCTTGAAGAACTTGCAATAGTCTTCATCTGCCCAGACATATGTGTAGTCATGCATCCAAGGAAGAAATGCAAGTGGGACGTGAACGTCCCACTTGATGACATAGAGTAAGTTCCAAAAGAACTTGCAATTGCATGACTTGACAAAGTTTCGAGCAAGCTCTTCAGACTCAAATCTTATAGAGCATGGGATCGCAGTCTTGTCTCTAGAGGTTGATAAGATTGCATCTTGCCAAGATCTTCCATCTGTGAACTTCCCATTGAAAAACACATTTCGATCTTCTGGAAATATGATGTCTCTCACTCTCCTGTCTCTATCTTTCTCATTGTCTCCATGCTTCATTGGGACTAGTGCATTAATCTTCACACGCCATCCATCTGTCATAGATTCATCAATATGTCCAGCAAAGCTATTATCTTGAGAGCTCATTGCATAATTGCAAACTTTGGCAACTATACTCTCAACTACTTTTGGGATGACAGTTGAGAACTTGTGTGTTGGATGCTTGGTGTACTTGCAAATGGCAAGGTCTGTTGTAAACTTCCCTAAGTCGGCAAAAAGCTTTGCAGCATCAGAGTCTTTGATGATTTTGATATCATCGATCATGTCAACGATGTCTTTGAACTTGACTCTGTCACAGCTCTTCTTCCATTTCCAGAGCGGGTCTTCAATCCACCTAGCTGGATGTATGAACACGGCTTGACCATCTTCTGACAAGTATGGCAATGTAGCCTGAATCAGCTTCAAGTGCAAGTTCCTGCAGTATGGTGGATTGCCTATGATCAAGTCAAACTTCATGTTGAAACTCTCTACTAAAGATTTGTAGTCACTAATCAAGCACTTGTCTTTCCTCGACTTGAACGTGAGAGCAACATCTGATGTGATCTCATTGGCAAAGGAATGCCCAGGATATGATGAGTTTGCATATATGATGCTGTGTCCAGTTGAATGGTCATGCAGCAGAGCATTGATGATGTTTGGCTGGGTGTACATGTGTGATGCTTAGATTTGAGTGTAGTGGATGAAGTCTTTACAACGGTAATCATCAAGATGACGTGACATGAATGCGGTCTCTTCTCCATTGAGCTTGAAGAACTTGCAGTATTCAGGTGTGGTCCAGACATGGTCTTCATAGTCCCCCATCCAAGGAAGGAAGCGTAGTGGGACGTTCACGCCGCACTTGATGAGGAACACCAAGTTCCAATAAAAGTCACAGTTGAATGATTTGATGAAGTTCTCGGCAGACATCTGGTCAGGGAACTGGATTGAATTTGGAATGGGCGCACTTGCATTTTTACTGTAAGGCCCAACACGATATTTCTGTGTCCATGTCTTTTGAGTGTGCATATCTATGCCATCATTGATCACACTATCATCAATTATCCCTGTGATATGTGCCTTCCTTGAATATTCAGAGTCAGATGTGTTCCATTTTGTTATAGCATTGACACGCACACGTATTCCATCAATCTTTTCCTTTTCAATGTGCTTGTTGAGATTATGCTCTACTGCATACCGCATAATCTTATCTTTTATGGCATTGACATCTATTGACCAAATCTGTGGCATTGCACTATGAAGCTTCAAATCATAGAAGGCTACCATCAGATCCATTGTAAAAATGATGTGAAACAATTCTGTTGCATCACTACTACGAATAATTTTTATACCTGACATCCTTTCCATAATGTCTTTGAAGGTGTTCCAATCTGAATTCTTCTTGTATGTCGCAGTCAAGTCTTCAATCCACCTAGCTGGGTGTATGAACACAGCTTGGCCATCCTCTGCCAGATGTGGCAATGTAGCCTGGATCAGCTTCAGGTGCAAGTTCCTGCAATATGGTGGATTGCCTATGATCAAGTCAAACTTCATGTTGAAACTCTCTACTAAAATTTTATAGTCTCCAATCGGAACTTTGTCTAAGTCAATGTACTTGACATTGCTAGTCTTCTCTATGTATCTGAAGCCAGTCTTGATGTTGATGTCTTCAATGCCACACATCACAGCATTTGGGAACCTCTTCTTTAGCTCTATCCAGAACTTCACATTGCCAAGACCTACACACAAGATGTTCAATGCCTTGCTATTACAGACATTCCCAAGCATGATGCTTACAATCCTCTCTACATTCACATTTGGGATGATGAACTTTGATATGCTTGTGGTGTCATTGTATGCCTTCTGTGCATTTGCACTCAATGGCTCTAAGTGCTCAGGGTCTATGTCACAGTCATGCTTGTGCAGCAGCTTGACTATTGACTCGATAGTCTCCATGTCGATGTTGTACTCCTTTCCATACTCTGCCTTTGCCCATTCTGGCATCTCTTCAAAACTCTTCCAAATTGCATCTGGCCCTGTCTTGCTGCCATCACAGAACACCTTCCCTTTTGTTGACAGGAACTTGAAGTGTTGGACTTTCTTCTCATTCTCGTCCTTCTGCTTCTTTACAATCGAACAATCATCCCATCCCTCAAGCAGAGCACTGTCACTCAGATCATTGCTTGCACCACTCTTCACACCACTCTTGCTCAAGCTGGCTCCTTTGATGTTTGAGTTTGCAAGCAGAGCCACTGACTTCCCAACATCTTCTAGCTCAGCACCGACAAAGCCCTCACCTGGAGCCTTCACTTGGTCAATGAACCTCCAGAAGCAAGTCCTTGACTTGTTGCTCAAGTACTCATTGCTCTCTATGATGCCCTTCACATCATCTCTGCTCAGCTCTTTGATGAGCTTGCCAAGTGCATCAAAGTACTCAATGAACTGTATGCCTCTTGGATTGCTTGCAACCACATCAGCAAGCTGCTCAGATGCATTGTTCCTGCCTGTCTCATCTTGGAACCTCTCCTCATTGTACATTGTCATGGCAGAGCCACTCAAGTACAAGTCAGCACACGTCTTGAGGTCATCAAGCCTGAAGTCGATGATGTTGCATGGCTTTCCTGAGCCATCAGGTGTCAGCCCACGTGCAACTTTCTGCATCACTGATGCAACTTCTCCACCATTCATGAACAAGATGACGTTCTTGATCTCTGGCACTGAGAAGCTCCTTGTCGCCATCCCACCTGCAATGAAGAAGACCCTCTTCCCAAGCTGCCTTGCATCTCTCAGCACAAGCTTGGCATCTGCCTCAGCATCAGCATTGCTTGTCTCATCTCCATCTATCACCTTCACGATTGCTTCTGGGAACACATTCTCAACAACCCTCTTCAATGCCTTGTGAGAGTCTTTCTCTTGCACTGTGAAGATCATCGTCGCTGCGTCCTGGTCAACAAAGTCGACTGTGTTCAGCTCTGCATAGCTTGTGTTTAGCTCAAGCTTCTTGAACAAGAACTTCAGTCCTTGCCTGAACCATGCCTCTGCTGTTGGGTTCAGCCGACCTGTGCTTGCATTGACTTCTGACATCCTTGAGAAGTTCTCCATCCTCTGCTTGAGCAGCTCTCTGTCTTCTGCACTTGTGGCAATTGCATCTACCAGGAGCCTGTTGTTGAAGATGCGCCAGACTATTGGTGTAGGTGCAGGGCTCTGCCGTGTTGGGTCAGCAAGCACATCTGTGATGTAGAAGCGGGAGATTGTCTTGACACCGCCATCATGCTCACTGAACAGCTTCAAGGCCTTCTCAGCATGTGTGCCGGTTGTAGCGATGAGCTTCCAAGCATTGAGCTTCTTCCTCAATGACTTCAACTTTGAGACCTGTGCTGTGCAGTGAGAGCCAAAGTCAACCTCTTCAACGAACATCATGATGCCCATGCTCTTGAGCGACTCAAGGCCTTTGGTGCGCCTGTCGAATATAGAAGAGTACTCTCTGTCAACATCATCTGTCTCTGCATTGCCGCCTGTCAGAGCAGTGTACCACATCACTTTGTGCATCTCATCTACATTGAGCCAGCTCTCTGCATCTGCAATGGCATCTGCTGTGCTCTCATAGTTGTCTGGATCGATGAACTTCATCATCTCATAGTTCTTGAGCTTCATGATGTCTGAAGCATATGAGGTGCGCACAGTGCCTACATATGAGAGCATGATGCCAATCCTGCAAGATGACTTCCTGAGGAGCTCGAGCATTGTGTTCGTCTTGCCAAACCGTGGGCACAAGTTGAGGATGACATTCGTCTCATTGGCAGCAAGTGTCTCATCGACTACTTTTGTGATGGAAGGGTAGATGCTCCTCATTGGCTTCTCACCATGTGACTCACTTGCATGCGCCTCTTCACTTATGAGATGCAAGAAGTGCTTGAGAGCATCCAAGTTGGAGACATAGTACTCTTCAGAGCCAGCTTCATCACCATCAGTTGACTTCCTCCATGTGAACCCGACATTGTCCTCTGCTGACTTCCTCAACACTTGATGGATTGGCTTGTCTCTTGACTCTGACTGCCAGAGTGCTATCATCTGGTTGCGGAAGTCACGCCCTTCCGTGTTGTCATAGCGCTGCCAGACTGTCTCTGCCTTCGCTTCACCAAACTTAGCTATCAGCCTGCCATCCGGCGCAAGCTTGACATAGCAGTAGAGTGTGTTGGAAGGATCTTGCAGCTCTGCCTGTGCCTTGAATGGACAGACATACTCATTGCCGCGCCAGAGACCTGCCTTGTCTCCTTCTGTAGATATGTGCCAGTTGCTCATAGTAGTTGATTTGTGCTGCAAATATAACAAAGATTTCTCAAAAGAAAAAACTTTCTGCTAAAACTTAATAACAGAAAGTTTCAGTTTGTCTTTAGAAGTTTGTGCCAGGGAGCGGCAAATCTTCAAATTTGAACTTTTGATTAGTTAATCATCCTTGTGCTTAGCCGCCCACTAGGGCTAAATGTCGCATTCCTAGGGCATCCTATCCTACAATCATCAATATGCACAACCTTATGCAAAATCCAACAGCCGCAGAAATAGACTCATATATACAGACTCATATATACAGCCCAAACAATCATCATTGTGCTAGAAGCAAGCAGTACAGCCATTGAGGAAAGCTCATAGAGCCTCATCCTCTTCATCAAAGCAGCATATGAGAGTCTTTTCTTGTTGAAAGCAACCCATGAAAATCCAACCCATCCAGTGGAGGCAGCAAAGACGCCTCCTAATGTCCAAGCTAATATGTTCAAAATCTGCATCATTTTGGTTTAATTTTAAAGTTCTTTTGTTTTTTGTTATTGCAAATATAACACAAATTTTTGAAACATGAAAATCTTTTTCAAAAAAACAAAAATCCTCTACAAATTTGTAGAGGATTCATGAAAATAATTAAAATATTCAAGAAATCTTCTATTCTCCTTTTTTCAGGGCCTTGACGAGGTTATCAACCGGAACGGCTGAGAACCCAAAAGCATTCTCAAATGCATCTTTGATGCCATTTCCCATGACAATTACACAATATGCATATTTGGGGTTGGTTCCATCGGCTCCATAGAGTACCTTAGAATTATAGACCTGCTTATAATACTCATCAAACCATTCTTTGCATTCCTTGTAATCATTGTAATCAGTGAACGCAAATTCAATGCTATCAACTGATGCATAGTCAACAACCCAATTATATTTGGGATTGAGATCTGCTTTAAGATTCTTCATAACAATAAGCATATCTCTATTGGTGCCATGATGATCTCCATATGATTCAACAGCGAGCTTGACCTGCCTTTTAAGGCTTTGAACATCATTTATGCCATATCCTTCCATGCGCCTCCCGTATTCATCTTGCACTAATGTATTAATAAAGACACCTATAGTTTCAAAATCATCTGCTTCACCAAGAAGTTCTGTGAAATTGTCAGCATCACGATCATATATTTTATCATCAATGCAATATAATGCAATTCCATAGTTCCTTCCTTCACTAGTGTTTCGAATTATCATGTATGGCAGGTCAAATGTCTCTTTAGAGTTATTGTCATGCCAAACATCTTGAATGATTTCTACATTTTCACCCTTCAGATGTTCAACCATTTTCCTAATCTCATTGAGGATTGCTGAGCTATCAAAAAAATTATAAGCCTCATTCAAGCACCTACTCGGCTTGCGAGACCTCTTTTGATTAGTTTTAACTATCATGATATTAAAAAATAATTTCTTTATTAATTTATTTTTATAGGGGTAGATTATTTTTTTGGTTTCTGAAGGAACAAGAGCACTAAATTTAGATATATAATTTGAAACAAATTTGATAGAGCATGAAATTTTTAGATGTTGAAGCTAAGAACTGGAAAGGAATGATGACAAAATTGCGATATAGCAAAGAATTGCAAGAAAAAGTGAAACAAGCAACAAAGTTCCTTGATGGATATGATGATGTCACTATATCTGAACGAGTCTGGTATATCAAAGAAGGGTTGCATGAAGTGCAACTATGCCCGTATTGTAGCAAAAAGAAAAGAAAATTCAAGAAACTTGACAAAGGACTTGCTCCAACATGTGGAGATGAAGAATGCAAGAAAGCCGGAATGTCTAAAGGTGCGTTAGCTCCTAGAGACTGGGACGCGATCCAAGCAAAGATGAAAGCTACATACAAAGCTCGAACAGGCTATGACCACAACACCCACAACCCAGCGTACATTGCAAAGAGAAAAGAAGAGAGCATCAAGAAATATGGTGTTGACTGTATCTTCAAGAAGAAAGATGTCATAGAGACTAGAGAAAAGACTTTCAAAGAGAAATATGGATCACAAGCAGAGATGTTCAAGCAGAACATCATCAAGACATATGGATCATGGCAAGGACATGCAAAAGCAGTTGGAGAAAAAAGAGTTGCAACATTAAAAAACACACTCTTTGAACAAATCAAGTCAAAGGCAAAAGATCTTGGCTTTGCTGTCTTGACAAATGATCCAAATGTTGGCTCATATGATGAGATTGAGTTGCAGTGCGACAGGTGCGGGCATGTGTTCCATGTTGTCAGAGACTTAGTGAACCACAAGTGGCTGGAGAAGCAGCCATTCTGTCCAAAGTGTGACTTCAAAGACATGACTTTCAGAAGCAACAAAGAGAAAGAGCTTGCAGCTGAGATTGAGAAGATGCATAATGGAGAGATACAGCTGAACAGGCATGTTGGGAAATGGGAAGCAGACATCAAAGTCATTGACAAGAAGATTGCAATAGACTTCAATGGGTTGTATTGGCATTCAGATGAGCACAAAGACAAGAACTATCACCAACAAAAGAAGATTGACATAGAGAATGAAGGATGGTCTTTCATACAGATATGGGAAGATGATTGGGACAACTTGAAGAAGAGAAGCATCATCTTGAGCCGATTGAAATCAAAGCTTGGGCTATGTGAGAAGATTGGTGCTAGGAAATGTGATGTGAAAGAAGTTTGTGGCAAGGTTGCAAAGGCATTCCTTGAAGAGAACCATCTGCATGGATGGGTTGCTTCATCACTGAACATTGGTTTGTTCTACAATGATGAACTTATTGAGATTGCTACATTTGGAAAGTCAAGGAAGCTTGTGTCTGGCACAGACAAAGAGATTGAGCTCTTGAGACTTTGCACAAAGAAAGGTCTTGAAGTAGTTGGTGGATTCTCTAAGATATTAAGTTATGCAAACAAGCATGAAGGTGTGAAGAAAGTCATGTCATATGTTGATTTAGACTGGAGCTCTAGTGTCAAGACCGGATATGAGCAGGTTGGCTTCAAGAAAGTGAAGATGACTACACCAGGCTATGTGTGGGAAAGAGATGGGATTCGATACAATCGAATGAATTTCACAAAGAAGAAGCTTGTTGAGAAATATGGGTGCCCTGAGAGCATGACAGAGGATGCATGGATGAAAAGCCACAAGTACAAGAAGATTTGGGGAAGTGGAAACTTGTTGATGGAATGGACAAAAGATTAATGCAGATATGAAGATAGAAGATGCTGGCAGGTTTCTTGAAGAAAATCTTTTCAACTCTCTTGGATTGATAGATGCAAACAAGAATAAGTGAAGTTGGTTGAAGAAACATAATGAAGAGGCGTTTGATGTGATGTCAGAAAATCTTCATGACGCAAAGTCTCTATCTGAATGACTTTGGCTTTATGAACATAACTTTGAAAGGCCAAGGTGCAAATCATGTGGAGGATTGACAAGTTGGGTAAATTACACAATTGGATATAGGACTTTGTTCTGTTCAAACAAGTGCAGGTGCTCTAAAGAGGGATTGAAAATTTGGAAAGAAGAAGCAAAGAAGACTTGTGCTGAAAGATACGGAGTTGATTTGCCTTTCAAGAGCAAGAAGATACAAGACAAAGTCAACAAGACAACTTTAGCTAGATATGGAAGTGTTAGGGCTAAAGAGTTAGAGTGCAAGAGCAAGAAAGAGAGAGGAACTTTCAACTCATCTAAGATTGAGAAAGAAGTTAAAGATTGAATTGTTGAAAGATATGAAGTGCAAGACCATGTCTATGGTGGAGAGAGGTATCCATATGAAGTGGATTTCTGGTTGCCTAAATATGACTTGTTCATTGAGATACAAGGGCATTGGACTCATGGAGATCATCCATATGATGAAAGCAATGAAGATGACAAAGCATTGTTAGAAAAGTGAGAAGAGAAAGCAAAGACTTCAAAGTTCTATCAGAATGCAATAGACACTTGGACTAGACGTGATGTGAAAAAGCTTGAAGTTGCTAAAGCAAATAAAATAAAGTTATTCAGATATTATGGAACTTCTTTAGATGAGTTCATCAAGGAGTTTGAGAAATTTTTCAAAGACAACTAAACAAAAAAGAGCTTGGAGAAATCCAAGCTCTTCAAAGTTTTATCTAACTTTAGCAGTTGCTTACACGATGCCGTGGAACGCTACAGCGAAAGTGATGTAGGCGGTTTCTGGGAAAAATCCTGCGTCTACCAAGGCGTAGCGTGATTTCAATACCAGCTTCGGGGCTGCAATCCCTTCCGAGATGAACTGAACTTTCTCAGCCATGATGTATGGGCAGAAGTGAGTTCCTGGCTCATCCTTGCCACCCTTACGGCCAACAAGCACACGGCAGTCAGAGCCGCTCATGAGAGGATCTACATAGATAGTCATGCCGAACATCGTGCCGATTGGATAGAGAGATCCACCAGTCTGAGCGATGTTGTTAGCGATCGGGCTGAATGCATACTGAGCATTACTCTGGAGAGCAGTTGCAACAGTGATGTTGGTCACTGCAAATGTTGCAGCACCATAACGGCCACGCTGGAGAATCCAGTTGCTAGCGAGCATCATGTTGGTAGCAAGCCTCTTGAGGAGGGTGTCACGGTTCTCGAAGTGAGCGTTGTCTGGAAGAGCTACATGCCTGTAAGCAAGCGGAACGAGAACCTGGTGGCTGTAAGAGCCGTCCTCATTCTGGGTGCCTTGAGGAACTGCATAGGTAGCATACTCATCACCTTCAGCTGCGTAGCTGATGTTGAGGTTAGCTGCCTCGCCTTCAACCTCGATGAGCTTAGCATGGTTCTTCCAGCCAAGGGCGAAGAGGCGAGAGGTGATGTGCCTGTTGATAGTGTTAGAGAGCTCATTCACACAAGCGTTCTCAACCATCTTGAGGACATCGATGCCCCACTGCTTCTGGAGATCCTGCACTTGCTCCTGGGTAACAGCAGTAGACACAGCTACAGTGCCGACAGTGACGTTCTTGGTGAACATCTGCAGGCTGATCTGGCGAGGATACTGGAGCTCACCAGTGCCACGGGTCATAGGCTCATAGAGGCGAGAGCCATCCTGGTAGGTTCCGAACCATGGGTCACGGTCACGTGGGCCAGCACCAGTGAAGCCCTGGAGGCTGTCTTCAAGCATGGAGATGAGCCTAGGAGCTGCAAGCGTCACGGTAGTGCCATTCACGTCAGCCTCAACCTCACCAGCTGCGAAGTAGTCACCAAGAGACTGCACACCGCTGAGCACCTTGAACATCGGGTCGCCATCTATGCGAGACTTGCCAATGTACTCAATGCCAAGGGATGGGTCGATGGTGATTGCGACTGCACGGCCAGTAGAAGCATCGAACTTAGAGTCGTTGAGTGCATCATAAGCCTCTACGAGAGCAGAAGCGTCATCAGCTACGATGGTAGCCTTGAAAGCGTGAGGAAGGCCATACATCGTGAAAGCTGGGTCAGTCTCCTGGAACCCGTGAGGATTAGCAGACTCAGCATCGTAAGCAGGAGTAGCGCCAAATGGCTGCTTGCTGCCGCTGTAGACATAGTCAAGGTATGGGAGGACACCAGCAGGGCCAGCCATAGGAGTCGTGTTGACGAGCTCAAAGCCAATGGTCTTGGCAGCTACCTTGAGAGCGATAGGCAAGAGCGACGGGAACTTGTCGCCAGAGCCGAGGTTAGTGTCGTCAGCGAAGTCAGCACCAGTGAGGGCTGCACGGCCAGCTGGACGGACATTGCCAACACCTACAGTGTTGTAGAGAGTGTTGTATGGGAGGTAAGCGCCACCCATAGCACCAGAAGCCTGCTGGAGAGAGCCTCCCTGTATGTTGGAGCCATTCCAGCCATCTGCCTCATTGAGGACCTGGTTATGTGCGATCTGGGACATCCACTCGATCTTGGTCGGGTCAGTCACACCAGTGGTCTTCTGGATCATCGGGCCCCAAGCTTCGTTGAGGCTCTTCTTGTTGTTCTTTGTTGCCATAGTTTGTATAGCTAATGTTTTCAAATTTAGGTTGTGCTTCAGTTGAATCTACAGCTCATGCGGCTCTTTGACAGCTCTGCAATACACATTAATTTCTCTGTGCTTAGTTCATGCTCTGTGCAATTGTGCTTGTCTTCACATCTATTTCTCTGCAAAGAGAAGCAAGCATGAGAGCTTTGCTCAACTTAGCAACTTGCACCAGACTTCCATCTGGCGCAAAATATTGATATGAAATAGATAACAAAAGATTTATTCTCTTGCTAAGCCACTCACTCAAGACAGCTCTTGTGAAGCTGGAACGCCTTATCAATTTCGGCATTCTTTAGTTTTGTTTAAGTTCTACTTTACAGCTAAGCTAGCTGGTTTCTTCCATAGATCATATCTAGCCTTCAAGCGCTATAAAGTAGTTCTTACATTATTTATTGTTGAAAATTTGTGAGATTTTGCAAGAGCTGTTAAGCTCCAATTGCATTTGACTTTATGATGTAGCTCTTGTCAAGAAGCTGTGAGATCTTCTGCGCAGCGATGTTTGCCTTAGAGAGTATCTCTCTTGATGACTCATGCTCACCTGTGAAGTAGATGTTCAAGAAGCCAACTGGTCGGTCAATGCCATGCACGACCATCATTGCACAGTATGTGACCCCTATTGCATTGAGCTTGTCTGCAAGCTTTTGGTCTTCTTCAGCGAGAGCTTCTGTCGTGCCATACCAAGAGCCATCTTGGAAGTGGTTGCAAATGAGGGGATACTTGTTGAGGTTCACATTCTTGAACTCATCTATAGTGAGCATCTCTGAGTCTCTTGCCTCCTCATAGTTCATGTCTGCATAGAGGAATGGAAGACCAGTGATAGAGTTGCCGCCATTGTGCATCTCAAACACTGCAACTTTTGCCGCTCCAGTGTCAATGATGAGATCTTTCATCACATTGCTTATCTTAGGAGCGACTGCCATTCGATAAGCTATCAGCTTGTCATGCTCTTCTTTCTTCTTTGCTTCATAGTCACGTGCATCATCTATGATGCGCTGTGCTGTGATGTCTGACTGTGATTCCTTGTCTTTCTGTGAGATGTACCGTGCTGAGAAGTAAGAGCCACCTATCAAAAGCACTAAGCAGAGTGTCGCACTGACTCCATGGTTATGGAAGAACTCCATCGTCACATTCATTCCTTGTTGCGTAGCGCTCTTCTGTGCAAGGCCACCAATGAAAGCCGAGCCAACTGCTATAGAGCAGACTATGTAGATTGTTGCCAAGTAGTAGAGGAAGCCTTTAGAGGCGGACCTTACAATCTTGTTCTTGGTGTCTCCAGAATCTTTTATATTGAAAAGTGACATCTCACAAATAGACAGTTTATGAAGCAATAGGCATAACCCAAGCTTTAATTATTTCAAAACTATTTATCAACTTGTTAAATCTAAAGAATGGTGCTGAGGAACATTCCAGAGCACCATTCTCATTAATCTAGAAATGCTTAAGCCATGATCTTGATAGCATGCTTAGGAAGCTCTACAACTTTCTCATTGTAGAAGCACCTCACCATGTCATCATCGGACTCAGCTTCAGTGAATGACTTAGGATCTACACGCACCTTGCGGTCTGGCTCATCGTCAATTGCAAGAGTGTAGACCGCCCATGGCCATTTCTCAGCTTCCATAGAGATGACTTGCACATTCTCACGTGGGTAGAGGTCTTCAATGCCGTCCTCATTGATGACATGGATAGTAGTCCTCTTAGACATGATGTCTCTCAAGAGAGCAGAGCAAGACTCATTGTTGAGGCGATAGCCATCTACCACTACATTCACAGGAATCCTCTTGTTGAGATCTTGGTGCTTGGCCCCTTGTGCTACGTCGAGGTTCCTTGTGAGGTTGTCTTGGTCAAAGTCAAACTGCTTAGGGGTGTTGTCAAGGCTCAGGTTGTCAGCAAAGTCTATCTGTGACTTTGTCACCCCATCACAAGTCGTCCCATCAGAGAGAAGCAGAGAGTAAGTGCCATCACCAAGCTGGTCTATGATCTGCACCTTAGTGTTGAGTGGCTTGTAGATGACCTCATCTCCTGGATGGAAGTCCCTCTTGATTGTCTCAAGCGACTCGTTTGCCTTGTCACGCTGATTTGGCAACTTTGGCTTAGCAGACTCATTCTTCTCAGCATCTTCAAGCTCTCTCTCTTCTTCTTGCTCATCTTCAGAGCCGTTCACTATCTCATCCTTAAGCAGTGACTCATCCTTGTCTTCCCCGGAAAGAGAAGTCTTCTTCTTGATGACAAGCTTCTCATCAAGCTTAGACTCATCACCGATCAGGCCGATGTTGTCTTCAAAAGAGTCAGACACACCAAGGTCATCTACACCAAGAGATGCAAGTATGTCACCTATCATCTCCTTGATTCCTTCAATGTTGTCTGGGTCATAGCTAGGCAGATCTTCAGCACCGTTGTAGTCTTTCTTGAGCTCATCGATTGCATTATCAAGGCTCTCATAGTCAAACATGTTGTCAGCTATGTCATTGAAGTCATGAGAGCGACGGTAATAGATCTTCCCATTGATTGCATAGATTGTGTAAGACTTTGGGTCGTCTTCAAAGTCGTCTTCCTCATCACCAACAGAGACTGCAATATACGGCACATCGATGCTGTCTTCATCACTATCTAGCCTGTCATCACCACCGAGGTTGCCTTCCTCAATCTCAACTTCATCACTAGCTACATCTTTGATTGTCTCTTTGATTGCATTGAATACATCTTCTACATCATAGTGTGACTCAATGATGTCTTCATCTGGATCAGCAAGAGGCTCTTCAGCATCTCCTAGCTCTGCATCTGCTTCATCTGGGTCATCCTCAACAGGCTTTGTCTTCACAACATCATCTTCTATGTCGATCAACTTCTCATTGAGCTTCTTGTAGACAGGCTTGATAGAGATGAGCGACTCATGGATTGCAGCAGGGTCTTCACTAGCAGCTGGCATGTCTACTGTAGTGCCATCTTCATCTTGGTAGCTTGCAGTCTCAGCCCCTTCCTCTGCTGGAGCGACTTCAGATGCAAGCTCTCCACCTTCACCTTCCTCATATGTGAAGAAGTCATCTGGGTTCTCGTCATCAAGAGTGCTAGCAGAAGAGACTTCAGTGTACTTTGCATCAGCCTTCACCGCATCTACAATAGAGTTGTAGAGCTCTGCAGAGACAGACTCATCATTGCCAACTATTACTTCACCATTGTTGTCAACTGTGAAAGCGAATGCCTTCACATCTGCAACTTTAGTTCCATCTGGGTTGATTGAAGGCACTTTCACAAGCACTGTGCCTTGGTTGCTGCTCTCACCAGTCTTCACATTCTCATTGAATGTGACATCTACGACTTGAGCGACATCTTCAGCAGCTGGCTCTTTCTCAATGTCAGAGCTGAACAATCCAGACTCATCAGCTGCAGGAGCTTCAGGCTCAACTGGCTCTTCAACTGGCATCACTTCATCATCACTAGCATCGCTGCTAGTCTCATCAGCAAATGCTTGAGCGACTGCCTTGTCTTGTGCAAGCTCATCTTCTGGCTCTTCCTCTATCTCTTCGCTGCCATTGTAATAGTCAGAGTCAAGCACGTTCTGGATCTCCTTGTTCATGAACTCATCATAGTCCATGTCTTCATCTGGCTCTTCCTCATCTGCTTCTGGCACAGGCTCACCTTCAGCTGGTGCTTCATCTGTGAGAGGAGTAGAGAGCTCATCCTTAGCATCTTCTGCTTCCTTTGCAGACATCGGCTCACCAAACTCTTCCTTCTTCACAGCCTCATCACCTTCATCATCTGCCTCAGGCTCAAACATCTTGGATGCCTCTTCCTGCCATGCATCATACTCAGCTTGCATGTCATCACGGCTCTTCTCTATCTCCTTGATCTTCGCATCTACCTCTTCTGCATCCTTGTCACTCTCAGCCGCATCTCTTGCATCTTCAAGCTTAGAGATTGCATCATCATACTTGGCGATTGCATCCTCATACTTCTTCTGTGTCGCAGCGACTTCAAGCAGAGCTTTGTCTTGCGCTGGCATCAAGTCCTCAAAGAGGCTAGACACGCACATCCCAAGGTGCTCATTCATCACATTTGCACACTGCATTGGGTTGAGGTTCTTGTAGAGCACATGTGAGTTGTCAGCTGCTGAGTTGGCAGCTACAGCAAGTGTCTCGTTCAGCCTGAAGAGGTCTATAGAAGTCGTGTCGTCTCCTTTGACAGAGATGTGCTTCACAAAGTTGACATTTGCTATCTTGCTGTAGTTCTCAAGCAAGCAGCTTGTCATCATCCAGAAGTTCATGTCGAAGTCGCCATATGCCATCTGCATCTCAGTGATGTGACGAAGGCTCTCGGCTGTCTCCTTCTTGCCTTCCTCTATCTCAGCGTAGCTCTCATAGATCTTCACATGCTTGTTGTTCATGAAGAGGTCTATGTGGTCCTCATTCACAGACACACGCTCATCGTTGACAAGGTTGCAGAGCTGCACGAATGACTCATCAAGAGCAGACATATCTTGCACAGAGAGCTTAGACACAATGTTGCCTCTCTTGGAGTAGAAAGTGCCGTTCACATTGAAGATTGCCGCACCATTGAGCACATCTACTGGAGAGTACACATCTTCAACCGCTGCTTGCTCATGAAGGAGCTTGAGCTTGTCTTGTGTAGAGATGAAGCTCTCGCCTACAGCATAGTTCTTGATGTCTCTGTCAAGCTCGATTGCCTCAATCATCTGCTGCACGAACTCATATCCAGAAAAAGAGTCAAGTGCCATCCTGAGCATTGCACGGTTCTGTGCATTCTTGTTCTTGACATACTTCACCACTTGATCTTCGATGAGTGGCACGATGAATGCCTCATTCGTCTGAGACATAGTCTCAAGGATCTTCAAGAGGTCGATCTCGACTTTGTTTGCATCAACTCTCTTGCGGAGCTTGCCTATCTCAGAGTCATAGCCTGTAGCTATGCCAGTGTCAAGGCCAGAGTAGACAGCCTCATTGAGGAAGCTCTCGACAAGCATCTCCTCAGTTGTGCCATTGTAGAGAGCTTGCTGATACTTCTCAAGCACAGCTCTCTTGCGCTTGTTGCCTATGTTGATTGGGTTTGCCATGAGTGCACTGATTGTGGCAGACATGCCAAGGTTGAGCTTGCCCGCTACAGATGGAAGCTCGTTCCATTCATACTCATCGTCATCTGAAGGCTTCATTGCCTCATTGACTTGTGCAAGCTTTGACTTCTCCTCCTTAGCAACATGTGGGATTGTGTCATGGTACATCATACCCATAGGTGCCATGTAGTTCACTTTTTGCATATGCTTAAATTAATCTAGATAATTTTCGAAATTGTAAATTATTTATATGTGAAATAGAAAGACTTATGAATTTTGAAACTCTATAAAAATGTAATAGTTAATTATTTAGATTTGAGAATTTCTTTGTTAGATGAATTGGTTTCATTTGAATTTTTTGTGGGAGCACTATACCTTTCTTTTCAGTCTCTTCTAGTCTCTCTCATACTCTCTCTGCTAAGCCTACTAGATCTGTCTAGTTTAGTTAAAGTCTTTAACTTTAGTTAAAGTTCTTTAACTAAAGTTAAAGTCTTAACTAGATCTAGTCTAGTTAAGACTTTAACTAGATCCTTCACCGACCTTGTCCCAGACAAGAATTGTATCGACTTCAGGGCGGAATGTCTACAAAATTTTGTTAAAGTTTTGTTAAATTTTTGTTACAAAATTGTTACAAAATTATTTCAAAGCCACTAGCAAGATAAATTTTCATGTTATCTAAAGAAATGCCCTAGGATTGTGCAGGATCATCCTAGTGGGCGGAAACTAGTGAAGGTGACTAACTCTTCATCCTCTTCATTTTTAAGATTCGGCTTCATCTAGCACAAAATCTCAAAAAGATTTTCATTTTAAAATTAATTTGTTTATATTTGCAGCATGAAACGGTATTTTGACTTGAATTGGAGAAAGCACAAGCAACAGAAGAGAGCTTCTCTCACTATATCTCTTATAGCTTTCATAATAGCACTAGCAGCTGGATTCTTTTACAAGAAGCATCTTGACTATGTCGATGCACCTATATTGTATGAGCGATACTCAATTGAAGAGCTCCAGCAGCTGAGAGGCGAGACAAGAGACAGCTTGCTCATCGAAGTAGATGGATACATCTCTTCTGTGAACCCTAAGCCACTGATGAGCGCGTCACTCATTGTAGACAACAGCCTTGAGCACAACATGGACATCTCATTGCTCCTCTCACAAGCACACCTCGAGTCACAATGTGGCAGGCTTACAGGAGGTACATCATCAGTGTGTGGTGTAGCAAAGAAGTACAGCACTCAAGACGAAGCGATAGTAGACTACATCAGGCTCATGAAGTCTAGGTATGTCCCAGAAGGACGCACGACAGAGATGCTCATCAATGATGGGTTCACAGCATACAGGTCTAAGAAGTACAAGTATGCTGAAGACCCTGACTATTCATACAAAGTCGACTCGATTAGGAAGAGGCTTCTTGCAACGACAAAGATCTATGAGCTGCAAGAGGCATGCCACTCATATGACATCGCAATTGCTGAGAGAGTCAATGACTAAGAGGCAAGAGACCTATAAAAAGATGTATGGAAAGCAAAGTACCACACAAGGCAGGACCATTTGACTTGATCAACTGGATGTTCACAAATGACAAGATGTTCAATGAAGCTTCTGACCAGTTCTTGGCAGAGAACAGCTTCATACTGAACAGGACATTCTCAATCAAGTGGCCTCAGCAAGCTCAAGCATTCAACATCTCAAAGATGAATAGCGCAGAGATGGTGAAAGCATGGAAGATGTTCTTCTCAAGAGTTGAGCCAGGCAAGAGGGTTCCATATTGGTGCTACACTAAAGGAAGCAAGAGAAATGCATCAGACAAAGATGCAAAGTCAGAGATTCCAAAGGCAGACATCAAGCAATGTGCTCTCTATGCAGGCATCTCAATGGCAGATGCAACAGATCTGGCAAGCATGTTCCCAAATGAGATGAAAGAGCTTGTGAAGCACATGAAGTCTGTACAGAGTGCAAGAGAGCTAGATGGACAGATAAAGAAGATGAAAGGAAATGAAGGCAAAGCAGTTTAATGAGTGGGCTCAGAGCCATACACAAGAAGAAGCGAAGCAAGCTCTTGATTATGCAAGAGTGTCAGAAGTAGTGTGGGGACACAAGCTCAGCATAGATGTGATCTCAAGAGACAAGATCAAAGTCAGGAAGGCAAATGGCCTTGAAGTGAATGAAGTTGACTTGACGCTCAACTCATTCTGGAATGATGTTGTGAGAGACTGGGAGACAGCAGTGATGAAGTGGCCAGACACTTTCAATGATCATCTTGGCATGTCAATAGAAGTGTGCATGCTCAATGAAGAAGGGCAGATGTCACCTAATGTCACTCAGTTCCAGAAGCAAAGAGTCTATGTCATAGAGCATGTCATATCTCATGATGGACAAGACTTGACAGAAGACTTGAAGAGTGAGATTGCTAAAGCACTGACATACTCTGTTGATGATGCATGCTGCTTGGCAACAAGAGATGACCTCAACTTCATAGAAGGAGAAGCAGTTGATGTGAAGCTCTCTGGGGACATCACGCTTACAGTTGACAGAGACAAGCTGTTTAGAGATCCATCTGATGTGGCTGGATTCATGATAGAGCTTGCAGATGGAACACTCCTTAAAGCGATGGTGCAGGAGAAGCAGGCAAGAGAGAAGAAGTCTACTGTAGCTCTTGAGTTCTTGTATGCAGACATATTGAAGTGGCTGCTCTCAGATGACATGGCAAACATAGAGAAGTGTGTCAAGCCAAATGACTACATCGGCACGGTCTGCAACATGTTCGAGACATACATCATCTCAACCAAAGAGCTTGTCACACACCATCTTGAGAAGAACATAGATGCGACTGACTTAGTTGCTCCGGGCACAGTCCAGACTAAAGTGTGCACAGACTTCATAAAGTCACAGCGCACAAAGATACTCTGCCAAGAGAGTGACTTGTACAACAACATATTCAAAGTGATGCTTGTCAACTTGCAGCGACACAAAGACCTCAAGTGGTGCTCATACATGAATAAAGCACAAGTGGAGAAGTGGAACAAAGTTGTCGACTTAGTTTGCAAGCACACAAGACTAAAGCTTTCATAGAGGAATGGGTGGACATGTGTTTGGAGTGACATCTCCTATAGCAAGAGAGAACATCAACCCAACAGTTGAAAAGTTCAAGAGCGAGCTGAAGAGCATCTTCACAGACAGAGATGTGCAGAGATGCATAGATGAGATGGTGTTGCTAGGCTCAGCAGGCAAGAAGGATGTGTCAGGTGACATAGACTTAGGCATGCCAGATAGGTGCATCTGGAGCCCTTCTAAGTGGGGCATTGACATTGCAGAAGTGAAGAGGCTCTTCAAGAAGCACAAGGCAGCTGCAAAGTCTTCTCCTGACATCTTGCTCATCAAGAGGGCCATAGTCACAGGCATTGCTCAGAAGATAGAGCAAGCAGGATCTCTCATCTACCAAGTGAGCTCAAAGGCTGCATTGAATGGCACGATCTTCTGCTGCTTCCCACAGTTCACAGAGGATGGGAAGCAGACAGAGTTCAATGTGCAAGTTGATGTGAACATTGCCAAGCTAGAGATGCTCAAGTTCTCTTACATGTCAGTCCCTTCTGTTGAGCAGTCTCTGAAAGGCTTGCACCGGACACAGCTCATAGTAGCATTGCTCTCTAGCAAAGGCTACACCTTTACACATGCATATGGGGTGAAAGAGAAAGAGACAGGCAGAGTAGTAGCTACATATCCACAAACTATCTGTGACCTCATCAACAAAGAGTATCATGCAAGCCCAGAGCTCACTACATGGGACCTCTCTGGTGATTTCTACAGGCTTTGGAATGCTCTCAGCAAGAGCATCAGCAAAGATGAGCTAGAAGATGCAGTGGACAGATATCTCTCCATCTTAGACAAGACACCAGGAGCTGACATACCAGAAGTACTCCAAAGGAAGTGGCTAGAGAGCAAGGAAGAGCTTGGACTCACAGGCAAGTGGCTTCCAGCAGCATCAAAGCTTAAGTAGTCTGCACAACTACATTTGACTTAGAGTACCGGTTAGCAGCATACTTGTTGTTGGCTGAGTAGTTCGCGACACTCAGAGTCTGCCCAGCTTCTGTAATAGTCCAGCTGTTGCCTCTTGCAGCATGCACACTGTTCCACCACTGAGTCTGGTAAGTCGTGTCAGTGCTCATGTCAAGGTGTGTCTGTGTAGTAGATGCATCTGTCTCCTTGATGAGTGTCACACCATACTTCCACATGAGGTAGAGTATGTGGTCGTTCTTCTGTATAGTAGAGATCATCCCATCAAGAGAGCTTCCAATGAAGTCGAATGCCTCACCATAGAGGTGTGGAGATGAGTTAGAGGCATAGTAAGCTATAGAGCCGTCTGTGTTGATGACTTTGTACTTGGTTCCTTTCATCACATATGCATTGCCATCTACTTTGTTGCCATTCTCATCACATGCCCACCTCTTGCCAGAAGTCATGGTAGCTCCAGTAGCTTCTTGCACAGCTTTCCATATCTCTTGCATGTAGTCACGAAGTCCATCAGACCCAGTCGTGCCAGCATCTGTCGAGCTAGTGCTTGTACTCTTCTCTTCTTGTGATCTCACCTCTGTCGTGCCAGTCGCATCATTAGTCATCACAGAAGTCTTGTTGGCTGCAGAGCCAGCAGTGCTTGAGTCATTCTCCCATGGGATAGGTATAGGCCACTCACGCCTTGTCAATGTCACGACTGTCCTCCAGTTAGTCGTGTGGTTGGTCCCTTCAGCTACATATGAGAATGGCTCATAGATCCACTTCAAGCCAGAGATGATGAACCATCCACAAGCTGTGATCTCCAAGTAGTTCTGGATCTTGTCAGGTGCTGCAAGCACAGAGCTCAGAGAGTTGTCCTTCAAGATGCAAGCCACCTTCTCGCCTCTGAGCACCTCTAGGTTGAGCCCAGCACAGTTGAGGGTCACAGTCAGCTTCTTGAGTTGCATGTTGTTGATGAGGTTGTGCTCATATGCAGCATCATATGACTTAGACACATTGCCAGAAGAGAGCTCGTTGCTGTCTGTCTCATACTGAGTCTCTTGGTCTTCGTCTGACATCACGTCAGCAATCTTGTCTGTCCCTCTTGAGTTAGCTTTCTGCTTGTAGAGGCCATTCAGCTTGTCAGATGAAGTGTATGTCAAGTTGTTGCCATCACCAAGCAGAGCATAGAAGCCATTTGACATCTTCCACTCATTGAGCACCACCTTGAAGTCTACGTCTGCCTTGTTCACATCTTGGTCCATGCCGCCATTGTTGAGAGTGTAAGTCTGTGAGCGGTTCAAGCTGATCTGCTGTGTCACCTGTGCAGCGTTGTTCTCTATCTGGTATGAGATGACAGCAAATGGTGTGTTGCCATAGACTGAGTCGACAAGGTTGTTGAAGATCTTCAGCATCTTGCCGGTAGAAGCATCTGTCACACGGTTGCCTTCAGCTGAGTAGAAGTTGGTGAGGTTAGTTGTGATCTTTGCCACATCGATGCCTTCATCAGGCCCGTCCTGCCCAAGCATCTCAGATATGTCTATGAAGTTGAGGGCATACCGCGGATCAATCCATCCATCAAAGAATCTGTCTTCTGACATCCATGAGTGCTCTATGCAGTCAATGAGGTAAGGCACCATGCCGCCATTGTCTTGTGGCACACACTGCCAGAACTGCTTGTCGTTTGTGTTCTCTGGGTTGTTGAAGTTGTATGCAAGCTTGAGCTTCTGTGCCGCATCTCGGAGAGCGTCACGTGAAGTGCCATTGAAGGTGAAAGACATCTCAGAGTTGTGCAAGTCTGGCACGTTGAGCTCTCCAAGTATGGTGTAAGAGTATGTCTGGTTCATCTTGATCAGGTGAGCCTTCGGCGACACGCATGTCGTGATTACAAAGTCTGCCCTGATCGGCACGATCCAGTTGTCGAGCATGTCTTCAGAGAAGAAGACACGGCAATGGTCACCTTCTCGGATGATGTTGCCTTTAGACAGCTCTTTGTTCTTTGTCTGCACCTTGAGCACAAGAGTCGGGATGAACCCTGTGCAGTCTACCTCAAAGTACGCAATCTCTTCTGGTGAAAAGTAATAGTCGTTGATTGCCACTACTGGATACTGAGTGCCAGCACCACTGGCAGTGTAAGCCCCAGCATTCTTGCCTAAGTTTGCAGACTCTTCTTGCAAGTTGTTCTCTTCTATGGCAAGCTTCTTCTTGTTCTCTGCTCCCTTGATGTCACCAAGGATCTGCCATGAGAGCTCATCTTTAACAATTGTTGGAGCAAACTCTTGCCAGATTCTGTTGGTCTTCTTGAATGCAGAGTCTGTAGCTTCAGTACCAAGTGCAAGCTGGTTAGACTCAGAGCTTGTCATTGAGAGGGTCCCAGCATTAAGCCCAGCATCTGCTATAGTCGTAGCAGTCGTGCTGGCTGGCCGGGCCTTAGATGACACTCCGGAAGAAGTGGAGTACTTGTCATCTGATGAGAAGTCTTCTGAGCTAGAGTATGACAAGTCTTTGTCAAAGTAGAAGTTGACTTCTTTCTGGCGTCTTCTCTTGAGTGATGCAGCATAAGTGCCAGAGCAGTATGAGGTAGTCCAGACACTGCGGATCTTTGACTCATCATTGTAAGCCTGGGCTATCTTTGCCCCGAGGACTGTGGTTGAGATGTTGCCATGGTTGTATGCAAATGAGAACATCGCATCGAACATGTGCTGAGTCATCTTGCCATTCCATATCTTGTTCACATCCTTTGTGAACCTGGCAGAGTCTTTCTCAAACCACTTCATGCATTGCTCATCAGAGTAAGTGGTGTCTGGCTCTACATCTGCCGCGTTGTGCCCAAAGCCCACTGTCCAGTACTTCTCGCCTTGCAGCTTGTATGATGTGTTCCGATAGCCTTCAAGAGACTTGAGGAATGCAAAACCTTCTGATGACAGTGTAGCCAATGCTTGAAACTATATTTGATTGTCTTTGCCATATTTATGTGGCCTATGGGCTCTGGACAACTTCCTTGTTTCCTCATAAGATAATCATGAAGATTTTTTATTTGCCTATAGTGAGCATGAGGTCTAAAGATGACTTCATCTATGACCTCGCATGTGATGGGAATGTGAACAGGTTCATGACATGGCTCTGCAAGAAGTTCAATGAAGAGAAGTCACAAGACCAAGTGAAGATATTGTTGCCGGCAAAGTGCACAGAAGAGTCTAGAGAGTTCATTGAGAAGTTCTGCACATACATCAACAATGACAGTGACTTTGAGAGAGTGCAGGTGAGGTGGGTTGGAGACTTCTATAGCAATCCACAAGACCAAAGGCAAGACAACAAAGACCTCTTGATATATTGGGCAGAGCACGAGATCGTAGAATGGCATGCAGATGAAGTCATCTTTGAGTCAAATGCACTTGGTCCTAAGCTTCTTAGATATAAAGAGCTCAACAAGCCAGATCTCAAGTTGACATATTGGTGTCCAGTCTTGATGGCTCACTTGCTCAAGGATGGGAACTTGATGAAAGAAGAGTACATCAAGATGGACAAGGCAACTATGCCATATGTTGATGAGATAGTTGTTGCAACAAATGCAGAGATGAAGTGGATAACATTGAACACTGATGTGCACAACCAGAAGATCAAGATTGACAACAACTTCATCTCATTCAAAGACCCATTCTTCAAGAAGATGTTGCCGACTTATGATGACATTGCAAGGATCAACTCAAAGTATGAGTCAAAGCATATCATCTTCTTCCCATTCAGGATTACAGACAAAGGATATCACATTGATGAAGTCATAGAGGCATGTGATGAGCTTGCAAAGACATATGATGACTTCATGCTCTTGTACTCAAATCCGAACAACGCAGATGATGAGATCTTGAAATCTAAGCCATATGCACAGAGAGTCTCAACTTCAAGAGAGACCTACTATTCATTGCTCCAGCATCCAAGTGTGATAGTGCCGTACCTTGAAGACATAGACTACATCTGGCATGCATCCGCAAATGAGATGAGTGAGTTTGACACTAAGTTGATATTCAAGCACCAGAAGCTTGGTGGATCTAGCTATTTTGGTGGATTTGAGATAGAATCTGTAGTGACACCACAAAGCATAATTGAAGGAGCAAAGAAGCTATGGATAGCATAAGCAAGAGATTGACAAGCAAGCCAACTCTCTATGTGATAGAGGGATTTGACAGGATTGGGAAAGACACATTGCTCACAGACTTGCAGAAGCAAGGGCTGATGGAGACATACAAGCTTGACTCAAGCAACATGCCACCATATAGGCATGCAGATGAGTTCATCAAGTCATTGCATGTGTTCTTGCAGCACCAAGTGAAAGACTTGAGGAGACTTGCAAGAGAAGGCAGAGACATTGTGATGGCTCGACTTGAGATATCAGACTATGTCTATTCAAGGCTGTTTGGTCGTGAGATGATATGTGACAAGTATGCTGAGCAGATAGCTAGAGAGTTCACAATCACAAATATAGTGTTGCTTTGGAAAGACTATGGTGAGTATGTGAAAAGGTGTGAGATGCTGGCTGGCAAGAAGCTTGAGCCAAGTGAGCTTGAGTATAATGAAGAAGAGTTCAACAAGATTTGCAAGCTGTACAAGGAATGCCCAGAGACAGACTATCTCGTTGACTATGTGACAGCTGACACAACAAGAGAAGAGCTGCTTGACAGAGTGCAAGACATCATTGCATGGAATAGGCATGACATTGACTACAAAGTGATAGCAATCTAAACTATAGGCATATATGGAAATCAACCATGAGTATCTAGCAAGATCTGTCAGTCGGTACAAGGCCACTGAGAAGATCTTTGAGCATCTCCTCAACTCAAGCGCATTCAAGCAGGTTGTAGAGAGAGTGAATCCTTATACAGAGTTCATATTCTGTGGTGTAGGCAAGAACTGGTACATAGCAGAGAAGGTGACGAAGACATTCATCTCACTTGGGCTCAATGCTCGAGCTCTTGATCCTGTGCATGCACTGCATGGTGACCTTGGAGCAATCCAGAAGAATGCTAACCAAGTCTTCTTCTTCATGTCGAAGAGTGGCAAGACTGAAGAGCTTGTGCATGCAGCAAAAGTTGTGAAGTACTTGAGAGATGTGGTGCACAAGATATCGCCATTGACTGTTGCATTCACTCTCAACACAGCTGAAGATGGGGCTGACAAGAGCTTATACGACATTGTGATCAGCATACCAAGAGCGCTGAAGGAAGAATGCTTGTCAGAGTTTGACACTCGTGAACTAGTGCCTTCACTTTCAATCAACACAATGCAGGCTGTGCTTGACTGCCTTGGTGTGATGGTGTATGAGAGCAGCCCAGAGCTGGTAGAGAACTACAAGTACAACCATATGGGCGGAGCCAATGGCAAGGCTCTTGGTGCTGACAAGCTGCTAGAGCAGATAGAAGGGAAGTAGTGCCGTTCAATCTGTCAAGCAATGCTAAGAAGTTTTTAGGTTTTTTCTTCTTAGCATTGCTTTTTTGTCAAAGGATTTTGTTATATTTGCATTGTCAAAAGAAATGAAGACACATGAAGAACATCAAGAACATATTCATTGTAGCTGGTGGGACTAACTCAAGGTTCCAGCAACTCTCAATATTTCCAAAGCTCTTGTTGCCAATAGAAGGACATAAGTCAATCTTGCAGAATGACGTAGAAGCTGCACAAGGAACTCAAGTGACAATCTTGATGAACTCACAGTACTTCAAGATGACTGAGCAGTATGTGAAGGAGCTTGGGCTTGATGCGAAGCTGATAGAAGCAACTAACACAAATGGCTCGATGAACACAATCAAGAAAGCATTGCAAGAGCATAGAGACGAGTTCCCAGATGATGCTACATTGGTAGTCTGGTCCGACTTGATTGTGTCGCCAGAGAACATCTCACACATTGATGATGCTCTTGATGGAATTGACAAAGAGGACGGGCTTGTAGTATTCACAAAGGTTGGAGACTATCGGCTTGGAATTGGCCAAGACTCAAAAGTCCATCCTGAGCTGAAGAACATCCCGGGCATCTTTTGGTATGCACACTCAATGCAGCTCAATGACTATGTGCTTGACTCTAGAGAGAACTATGACTTTGCAGAGTGGATGTGCTCAACTGAGAGAGCAGTGCCGGTGTCAATTGAAGATGAAGAGATCCTTGAGCTTAGAGACTTGGAGACATACAAGAAGTACATTGCAGAAGTCAGTGAGCGATGCACAAAGGATGTGACTAGGTTCTTCAACAAGATAAGCGTGGAAGATGGAGTGCTGACAAAGAAGTGCACGGTGCCAAGCTTTGCACATCTTATTGAGAAAGAGAAGAGGTGGTATGCTGAAGCTCCATCTGAAGTGGTTCCAAAGATCCATCCATCTAAGGAAGGAGAGATCAAGATGGAGTATGTGAAAGGTGTGACTTTTGAAGAGTGGATAGCAAACAGGGAGAAGCTGAGAGAAGAGATATGTGACAGTGATGATCTAGTTGACAAGCTTGAAGACCAGTTCTTTGAGAAGTACTGGGAAGCATTGGATGTGCTGCATGAGAAGCTCATTCCAGTGCCAAAGCCTGACTTGCTCCAAGACTTGAGAAGAGAGTTCTATGACAAGGTTGTAGAGCGGTGCAACAAGATATCACACATCCTCTGCAAGTATGATGAGCAAGAGCTCAAGAAGAAGCTTGAGAGAGGATACAAAGTCATCTTAGATTGGTTCAATGATAAGTATACATATTCATTAGATCATCCAGGATGCTTGATGGTCTACTCACATATACATGGAGACTTGAATGGCAGCAATGTGCTTGTGAGTGATGAAGGAGGTCTGAAGTTCATAGATCCAAGAGGATACTTTGGATTGACTGTTGGTGCTGGCCCAAGGGAGTATGACTATGCAAAGATTCTCTATGCATTGTCTGGATATGACAAGTTCAACAGAGGATACTCAATCTACAATCCGGAGAAGAGAACAGATGTAAAGCCATTGAGCAAGCATGTACCAGAGAAGCTAGACAAGCATGTGTACAGAGTCATGGTGGCAATCATCTGGATTGCATTGGCAGAGTACATATCAGCTGATGTGATGAAGGCAAACATTGCATATGAGCATGGGATGGAGCTGCTAGCTAAGGAGACTTAGAAGATGGAAGATAGGATGAAGGTCTTGTGTGTTGGGCTTGGCAGCACCAAGTTCTATTTGGAGTTGCTGAAGACTTTGCCAAATGCAAAGATTCATGGCATTGAAGACGGCAATGTCAAGACAGGCTTCAGATACATAGAGCAACTATGTGATGTCAAGTATATTGATTTAGACAAGTGCTTGATTAGTGACTACAAATCTTTAGTAGAGAGTTTCAACATGAAGTTTGACTTGATCATAGGCAATCCACCATACTGCAGGAACTTGCACTTGAAGC